TCCATCGTAATTGGTAAACTTTACGATGTTTCGGTGATAAAAGTGAGGGTCACTATATACCCATGTCTTACTCATACATACTCCTAATACTTAGTGTGTTTCCGCCCATGTTCCACCGATTTTGCTTTCTCCGTCAAGCGGGACGTTAAGTCGCAGATATTTTCCAGAGTCACGAATTGCTTGTACCGCCTCTCTGGCGTGATGTTCTGCGTCTTTAGGGTTAACGTCGTACTGCCATTCGTCGTGGATGTCTCCAACTTTAAGAGAGTCAAGTCTTTTTGATCTAATAGTGCGCCCAAGAAGAACGCATCCGAGAGCCATGACTCGGGCACCTCCACCTTGAAGCTTGTAGTTGAGTGCTGCGTGAGGGCTTGGACACACCACTTTGGACCCATCGCACAAGGTAACCCGTCCGTTTCGTTGTTCATTTTTTGCCTCCTCTACTAGCTTATCTGCTCCTAGTCTTTGCAGGAACATCTGTTTCATTTCTTCACCCTCGTCAGAGACTTCAAAGATTTCTCCATTTCTGTTAGTCCTTGTGTCAACACGAAGACCAAGAGTCTTTCCGATCTTAACTCCGCCAGCCCCGTAGAGAATAGCGTAGATAAGGGTCTTAGCTTGTGGTCGGGTTACTCCCGCGAGGTCTGCGTTATACTGATGGGGGTCACCATTGACAACCTGCTCAGTAAAGTCTGGTCGGTTGAGGTAGTGAGCGAGCATCCGAAGTTCGAGGCCAGCCGCGTCAGTGCCGACAAGGACCCGATTGGGTCTTGCAATCCATACATCACGAGCTTCATATGTGAAGAGCCCTTCCATACTCCTGAGTACTTCACCAGACTTGGTGACTCGCACTGCTGGAATATTTGCTGTGTTAGGAGCTTGGTGTCTAAATCGGAGGGTATCTGCAACAAACAGCTTACCGTGAATGCAGTGCGTCTTTTCATTGTAATTATCCAACCATGTGTTGACCATGTTGGCACGACCGTTGTAAGCCATCCAACGGGCGATAAGTAGAACCTCAGGAATAGGCTTCTCTTCAAGTAGCTCTTGAAGACAGGGGCTCAGGTTTCCTTTGTCGAAAGGCTTAGGATTTCCTTTTTCGGTGAAGGTTCGAGGTCTCCAGCCCAAGGATAGTAGCTTATCAATTCTCTGTGTAGACGATCCAAGATTGAATTCAACAGAGTCAAACGCCCGATACACTCCTCGTGAGTCTTCACACTCAAGCATATATCTCTCTTTATCTCTAAGATAGAGGACTGTAGGTGTTCCGTCCTTTTTAAACATTCGTCTTTCAGCAACCAAGACTCGCTTTGCAGGGAAGACTTCTCTGACTTCATTTTCTAATCCTCTTTCTAGGTGGCGAAGCTCAGAGTAGAGTGCCACGGCTGCTTGTTCGTTAAAATAGAAACCATTGTCATGTTGCTGACGAATGGCGTCTGTTACGTGATGTTGTATCCAAATGCTTTGCTCAGTGAAGCCGATGCGTTCAAGGGTACGCATGAGCCTAACAAAAAGCTTAGACGTGACGAGTACGTCTTGGTGACAGTACTCAACCATCTCTTTAGTGAGCCCTGACCAATCGTTGAAATGTGTCTTAGGCTCTCCGATTCTTTCACCCCATGCGTCTAGGCTGTGACCTCCTTCGAGGGAAGGGCTATAAAGAGTAGAAAGAATAAGAGTGTCAATACAGTTAGATGGTCCAACGTGAGGCCCGAGTAAACGTTTGATAGTAGGGCCATCAAATTTGATGATGTTATGGCCGACATAATAAGCGCCCCGAGTGTCTTTAAAAAAATCGATGATAGATTCATCAGTTGTACATTCTCCCACTTCTCCGGTGAGTAGATTACGCCAGCACATGCACCAGATACGTGTGGCGTTTAAGTCGTCTGTTTCAATGTCTATTACGTACACACCTGCTTTGTGTGCTTTGTAGTCTAGATACATTAGAACTCCCTTTGATGGCTCTCCGAAATGTACTTAATCATTAGCTTGCCTTTCTACAATTTCTGACCACTGCCAACTTTTAAGGTTAAGACTCTCTCGATGTTTCTCGGCTTTTTCTCGTGAAAAAAACAGGCCTTCACTGGTAGTATTACTACGAGTAGTCATGTCGTAATCAACCATAAGCTCATAGATAATCATTAGCTTGCCTTTCCGTATGCATCAAATTCATGCCCTGCCATAGACGAACCGTTCTCGAATGCCATAATGACTTCGGGATCGGTAAGCTCTTCAAGGCGATTGGTTAGGTCGTTGTAGAACAAATAACACGCAGGACCAGTGCGACCACAGAAGCGGTTCTTCTCAATCGTGATGCGGGTTACGTTACGCCGGAACGGGTCAAGCTCTTTCTTGTCACGCTCAAGACGCATGACGATGTTAGATACTTGCTCAGGGCCAGCAGAGCCACGGACCTCACCCTTCCGGTTAATGTGGATAACACAGATACAGGAAATGTCGAGGTTCATAGTGAGCGTCTTAAGTTTGGTAGAGATTTCGTCTAGTTGCTTACGTTCGTCGCCGCTCTGATCACTAACGACAATACTAAGGTGGTCGAGCACAATGTAACGACAGCCCAAAGCTGCCATGTGGCGAATCTTTGCCAATACAACATCAATATCATTGCTGCCAAAGTGGTCCCAAATAACAACACGGTCATTATTGATAACAGCATCGTATGCACTGCGTAATTCCTCTACTGTGCGCTCCACATCAGGAAGATGGAACGGTTTGTTAGCGTGGATAGACATGAGGCCGATAGCCGTGTCATACTTAGGCTCTTCGAAGTGAAGGAACCCAACACCCACGTTCTCTTCGATCAACTCAGGGTTCATCAAGAGTGAGTATTCGATTTCCTTACAAATCGAAGTCTTGCCCACACCCGTGTCGGCTGTGATGAGGACAAACTCTGAGCGCCGTAGTCCGTAAGTTTTATCGTTAAGCCCTCGCCAAGGGTAGGGTACAGAGTGAGGGGTCTTGTGGTTCTCAATCTCGTCCCACATTTGGGTTCCCAAGAGGAGCCCGTCTGGCATGTATACTGGGGCTCGGTGCCACTCATTGACAAACTCCTTTACGTAGCCGTTGACAAGGTAGTCATTGGCGTCCTTGTATTTCTCAAGCTTGAGGATGCGCACCTTACCGGGGTCAAACAAGATAGCAACTTCCTTGGCTGCTTTCTGTCCCGGCTCGTCGTTGTCGAAGTTAATGACAATCTCACCGAACGAGTTAAGGTACTCGAACGACTTGATAGCCTCTTGCTTGGCTGAGGATGCGCTTTGAACACCGACGTTAGGAAAGCGACTACCTGTCAACTGGAACGCTGACATCGTGTCGTAGTAGCCTTCAGTGATGGTGATGCTCCTACCACCACTAGGGAAAAGGGTCTGTCCGAACAGCACAGCGGCTTTGCTGTCACCTTGAGAACGAAACTCCTTATCTTGCAGTCGGATTTGATTGTGAACGTGTTGCCCGTGTTCGTCGAAACGAGGAAAGATGGTCTCGACTTCGCTGTCAACATCGTCAAAGTTGGTGACCTTATACTTTTGGACGGTAGAAGGGTCAATGTAACGGTGTCGAATACCCGGAATAGAGCCAGTAGGCAGTGGGTAAAGTTTTGTAGGTGCTGTTTGTTTTTCCACCTTGTCTCCTTGGTTGTAGTTGTTGTTTCGTTCGTGGTGGTCACAAACAAAACAATGCTTGTTGTCGGAGTAAACGGCTAGCCCGTCAGAGCTACCGCATTTAGGACACGCTTCGTGTCGTAGGAATTTACTCATCTGGGTAGAAGTCTGTCCCGCCAAGCCAATCAGCGAGCGGGTTGTCCCCCGTCTTGTAATTAAACTCGTCGTCGAAGGTGTCTTCGCCTAGATAGATGAACGTATCGTCATCATCATCGTACGTGAACCCGTTAGAGTAAGCGGCGTCGAGTGCAATCTCTACACACGTGGTGCACATTTCGAAGGCATCAATCTCTGGGTTGAATGTAATCTCTTGCTCGCCTAGTACTCGGTCACAACAATTGCATCGCATATTATTTTCCTTTAACAAACTCTTTAATTTTCTCTGGTCCGTCTGATGGACACCAACAAATACACGGTATATTGCGCTCAACACAGAAGTCGAAGAACGTTGCTTGATTAGTTTTAAGCTTAGAGTCTTCGTTAGGTTTAACTTCAACAAATCCGTATATAGAACCGTCTTCATTGTAGACTGTGAAGTCAGGATAACCTCTCTTAGAAAATGAATAACCAAGAGAAGAGATAATCTCAGCGGCTTCATTCTCAGGGAGATTAAGATAGAACTTCTTTTTTGCGTTACGCAATCTAGCTGCCCTCTTTATAGAATATCTCCTTGAAAGTAAAAAAGAAACAAGTCCCCCTCCCCTAGTTTTAGGGGGCTCGCAATGCGAGGAAAAAGAAAAAAGAAGGTGTAAGGACCAATCCAGATGAGGGACTGAGCCATAAGACAACCTGTCCTTACCCTACTAGTATATCAAGGGTCACGGGGTTTGTCAAGAACTATTTTACCAGTCACACCAACTAGGGTAGAAAATCTCTCTACCGTCTTTAAGGTAGAAGGGCACTCCGTAGTCGTTCATATCTCCCGTGCACATGGGTCCATCAGGAGTGTCTACAAGACACCCTCCTTCTACGTCATCAATGAACGAGCAAGTAAGCGCTGTGCGATCTGAAGCCCCTCTCATTACCAATACCTCTGAACT